TAGTCATTTCAATGTCACTCCAGTGTCACCACTGTTAAAGCATTGTGGCCTCTGTAAGTCCCGTCAATTTGACTGCCCGAGGGTCTGAAGGTGCAATTAAATTATAGTACCAGAACGGAGCCTCAAGCAAATCTTGAGGTGCACCACTGGCGGCGGTGGAAATCATAAACACACCACTCAGGCCACCAAGCGGAGCCAAAAATTCAAGTTCCGGCCCCATATTGGCGTCCATTCCGCCCATTCTCGGAGGACTAAATCTCTGGATATTGTCCCCACCAAACTTTAGGGCGTACAGATTGTTGCTCAGGCACATCGGACTCATAATCCACTCATAACTCCGTCCGCCGAACTCATAAGCAATCTGAGACCAACCGCCCTTGAAGCTCAAGGCCTTGCCGGTACGCTCATAGTTTTGTCTGTTATTATACAGACCTGGCTGTTGAAGCCATTTCAACTGAACGCCCTGTGTGGTGATAATGGTATCGAGGGTTTCACCTGGATAAGCATCCAAGTATCCACCAACATAACCATTAATCCCATCGTCGGTCAGGGGGCCATTCACAGCCTGAACTTGGGATTTGAATTGGGGATATAGAGCCAAATCCAAAGCCGCAGCCTCCGAAGCTCCACCTAAGATAACCCCGGATGCCTTAATCCAGTCATTGAGTCCCCAACTAAACTGAGGACGAGAACCTGAATTATACCGAGTTGTTTTCGACATCACCAACCAATCATCGGCAACTCCCGGGAATGTTGCGGAACCATACCCAGCTGTAAAATCAGGTAATGCCCCTGTATCGGAATTCACAGGTGCAAGGGTTATCTTTTTCCCCAGGTAATCAACACTGCTGATGATCATGTGTACATACTTTTCAGTAGAGTCGGTATAGTTACGCACCTCAGTGGCATCAACCTGCGGAGTCGAACCCGTTGTCCCATTTTGAAGTACCCCAGCAGTATCCCTGACAATATCAATCCGCATACTTTGCCGGAAATTTGAGATTCGACCGAAGGCCTCGTTGATAGTAATTACAGGATAATCAGCCTCGGTCAAGACACTACTCTCAACGATAGCCGAAATTTTCCCGAGAACCTGAGACTGATGACCCGCAGAATTTGTTACGCTATGGGAGAAGAAACTGGAGGCCTCATAAATAGCTTTCAGCTTCGCCACGGCCTTCATATCCCGTGCCACCTTCTTAATCTGGGCAGCATTCAAGAGGTCAGCCTGTTTCCAGGCAGCGGGAATACTAAAGTTCCCCACGACCTTATGCAGAACAAGTTCCCTCTTAATATCACCCATGTGCGGGGATTCGGCAGCAGTCGGGAAAATCGACAAACCCGCACTCAAGTTGCCTTGTGCCAGTAATCGAGTCTGTGTCCCGGCAATCGTTGTCATCTCCGGGCCGAGAGGATCACCCGACTCAATTAAACCAGCCACGCCGGTTTCGTAAAGATGAATTACTTTATAGCCTCGACCGAGACCAGTTTGGCTCTTAACACCAAACGCTGTTCGCTTAATCTTATCGAACACTGGGGCTATTTCTGGCCCAGCCTCATCAATCATCATCGGCAATTCTTCCCTCACGAGGTTGTCGAGGGCTGCTATTGCTTGTGCCATTTTATTATCCTCTAACTAAATACATTTACAATAATATGCAGTCAGTCGAGGGTCTCAATCCAACGAATTTCTACTTTATCTGACGAGCGGCTTTAACTGCCCTTTGAAGATACCTTGTAACAAGATTCTGCTCGTCACCATCTTCCATTGAAGAAATTCGCTTGATTGGCTCGTCGGCTTGGATTGTGGATGAAAGGCCTTCGCTCGGCCCCAGGCCCAAAACGATGGGTTGCTGGTTGAGCTTCTTTGGGATACCAAGTTTGGTCAACTTCGACCGTACCATCTGTACTGTCGCTGCTACCATTTCGGCCCCAAACGGTTTGCCATCTTGAATCTTCCTAAGAACATCCTCAGCTACCATATTTTTAACTTCAACGAGAACTACATCTTTGTCCTCACCTACTATCATTTTACCAATTATCTCATCTTTGTCAACCGCTTTGTCCGATATTTCTCGAATTTCTTTCCTTGCATCACTAACATGCCGCTGCTGCGAGAAATCCAAAACAGCCTTGACCTCCGCAGGGGAAGCCCCCATTACCTTCTGGAATTCAGTATTGAAGTCTGCGGAGGTGGTTTTAGTGGTTGTTTTTAGGTCAGGGTCGCCTTCTTTGAGGGATGCCATAAACTCAGCAGGCTCAATTTCCAGCAATCCAGCCAATTCCCGAACATTGGCCTCAGACGGAGTACCTTCCCCGGAAACAGCCTTCACGAGGACTTCAATTCTCGTACCCCTTGCTGCCACTTTTGAAGCTTCAGCGGCCTCGTTGAATCTCTTATCTGCCCCAGCCGACTTAGAAGCAAGAGTTTTCAACTCCTCTATTGATAGATTCCGTTCTTCACCATCTATTTTAATGGTGTGGGTTTCAACCTTTGGCTCGGTCTTTGGCTCTGTTTTAGGTTCAGTTTTTGGGTCTGGCTCCACTACGACCGGCTCTACTTTTGGTTCTACTGGGTCTGGCATTTTTTTCCTTTCGATTATTGTGGTATTTCTCCCTGCGGAGGTTCCATTTCAAGTTCTGCGGCATCTTCCATTGACTCCATACCTTCTGGAAGAATTCCTAAGCCTACATTATGTTCATCGAAATGTTCCGTGAATTTATCACGAACCGCTGGCGAGGCGGCATAGAATTCTGGGCGAGCCATAAAAGCACTAAGTACACTTTGATGGATTAGGTGCATATCTCTTTCACTGACAATCACCTTGCCGGGTTTCTCCCCGTCACCAAAAAGAGCGAGATTTTCGAGTTTGGCTCTACGGTAGTTTTGCCACGCAGTTTCGTTGCCAACAGGGGAAGTCAATCCCATCTCTCGAACCTTGAAACTATACTCGTCGAGAGTAAGAATTCCATCCTTGAGGGCTTCTTTCAACTCCATTTTTTGTTGCTCTTTTGAGATAGGAACTTCAGAGGCCACGTTGATGTTTACTTCGTCTGGACTTGGAATAGCATTCCTCGCCAGACTAATATCCCCCGTCTCCATATCATAAGCTATTCCGGCCAAGGAGTCATCAAGATTGCTGATACTTACAACTTTCTTGGCTGGCCAAATGTCCCTGCAAATTCCTAACATAGAACGGTAGATTCCTGATACAGCTTCGGCCACGTTCTTAGCCGTTGGGGTTAGAGGAATCCCACTTGTCTCATATAGGAATCCTAAACCAGAAGCCGAATCAACACGGCCAGGAGCACCGCCCTTTAACATTTCCGTTGGTTGATTCGCTAACTTATCCATCAAACTACCGGCGACCATAGCCCCCTCTATTTGAGGTTTCGTTAGCTTTGCAGGCATTATACTAAAAGGCTTCAAATCCGGGGTTGAATAATCAGGTTCATAAGTTATTCGCTTAACACCATCCCGTCCCCGATGAGCTTCTGGGGGAGTCCCGAGAGATGCTGGCCACATCTGTAAACCGTACAATTCAAAATCAGATATTGTCTGAAAAAGACTACTAAGGCTATACTCCGCTTCTGTATTCAGTGGAATTAATTGGTCAACGAAAGAACGACCATAGAACCCACCAACGGTAACATCCCGTGCAATTTTTACCGGCATATAGTATTTACTTTGGGAATGGTCGTGGCGATATAATTGATTTAATTTACTATAAGAACCAGCAAAAATAAGATACTCTGCCAAGTATCCATCAGATGTTTCAGTCCAAACTTCCACAAGTAGAGTGACATCCATTTGGGATTTATCTGTTTTGGTATGCCGTCCTTTCCACTGAGTCTCAACTTGACTCTGACCACTCCTGATATAGAAACCCCCACCGGTATGTGTAAGGGAAGCTATCCCTTGAAATTTAGAGGTCACATCCGCGGGTAGGTCTCCAAATGGAACCTTAATATCATCCATTCCTTTCCAAGTCTTTGATTTTTTGCTGGGGGTTATCGAGAGTCCTTGTATATAGTCTTTGGGGACATATCGTACCCGAATCAATCCTCGTACATCTGACGGAACGGCGACATCTATGGGAATAGGAATTAACTCCCAAGGATTAATGACCTCAATTCCAATACTATCTTCACCCTCAACCCACAATCCAAATCCGATTGTTCCGTAATGAAGTAATGGCGG